TAGTTTGATTTCCAGATCTTTTATTTTTTGTGGTGCTTTAATAGCCACTTGTGTTCTGGAACCAGCTTCATCCATAATGTCAATCGCCTTATCTGGAAACTCTCTATTCGTAATATACCTATCAGCTAGATAGATGATCTCGTCAATAGCACCCTCAGTATAGGTAACTTTATGGAAATCCTCATATCTTTCCTTAATATTCATTAAGATTTGTTTGGTTTCAGCCAATTGAGGTGGGTTAACCATAACTTTTTGGAATCTCCTATCTAAAGCACCGTCCTTTTCAATGTGTTCTCGGTACTCATCAAGAGTTGTGGCACCAATACATTGAAGTTCACCTCGAGCTAAGGCTGGTTTAAACACGTTAGCGGCATCTAAAGAACCAGAAGAATTACCAGCCCCCACAATGGTGTGTATTTCATCAATAAATAAAATGATATTTGGATTATCCTTCGCCTCATCAACAATGGCTTTAATACGTTCCTCGAATTGTCCACGATATTTAGTACCAGCGACAAGTGATGTCATGTCTAATGTAACAACACGTTTATTAAGTAGCGGTCGAGGACATTCACCAGTTGCGATTTTCATAGCCAAACCTTCAGCTATTGCAGTTTTACCAACACCTGGATCACCAATTAATATGGGGTTATTCTTTTTTCTACGTGTCAGGATTTGACACACACGCTCAACTTCCTCGGTTCTACCGATAACTGGGTCTAATTTACCATCTAAAGATAGCGCGGTTAGATCTCTACCGAAGTTATCTAACATCGGCGTTCTAGTTTTGCTATTTCGATTAACATTTTCGTTTGTGATCTTTGCTCTATCTTTCGGTAACTCATCATCATTTGAAAACGTACTCGCTTGTGGTGTTGACAACTGTTTGATTTTCTTAGCGATAAAGGTTTTTGTTAACCCATAATCTTTAAATAACTTAGTTATCGCATTATCTTTCTCCATAAAGATCATGAAAAACAGCTCAACTGTTATGTAGTTTGTTTGTTTTTTTCTGGAGATACACTCTTTTATTGTTTCTTGTAAATCAGCTTCAAAAGGTAATATCGTACTGTCACCATCTTTTGATGAGTCCGATAGGCGCTTATTGATGTCATTAAGGTCGCTAACCATCACATCAAAGTCTATAACTTTGTTTTTAACAACCTCGTATATCATATTTTCGGTTGTTAATATACCAAATACAACGTGCTGTAATCTAAGCATTGAGTCGTTATACTTCAACGCAACGGCCTGCCCCTTTGTAAATGCGTTTCTCAATTCGTTTGTCATTCTTTCTTTCATGCGTGTATATATCTTTTGTGCAAAGATAGGTATAATCTTGACATAAGCAAATTTTTTTCCTACTTTTGTTATAAATAAATATTTATGGATAAGACAACAATCTATTTTAAAGATGGTACATTCGTTGAGTATTCGAATCACGATAACCATAATTTTGTGTCAATGGTTAGTGGTAACCATCTGATAGTAACAACAAAAACAACAGAAAATAATGAGGATGAGTCGTTTGTGGTTAGTAACACAACAATTTATGATTTATCTAACGTTAAGAACTTTGTAAAAATAACACCAACTAAAAAATTTAATATCGAAGAAAATGTCAGTGACAAGTAAAAAATATCTAGGTAATGAGATTATTACCGAATACGTAAGTTCTAATATTAAGGGTGGTAAGTATAACACCACGACTAAAATATTAGAGGTAACATTTAATAATGGTATGGTTTATCAGTATGAAGATGTTTCTCACGAAGTTTTTGCTGAACTTAATTTGGCTGAAAGCCAAGGTAAATATTTTAATGCTAATATCGCAAAAAAATATAGTTATAAAAAAGTTTTATAATGTTTGTAGAAGTAAGGTATAATTCAAGGGCTAATATAACTTTCCATGATATGGTCAAGGTTTCCATACGCGGAGAGCAAAACTATCTGGTTAGATGGTTCCAAAACGGTGAGTTTTTTGGTGAAATGTTTTTAAACGGTGGTACTTGGGGTGCTTACCCAATGCTCGATATTGCTGACTGGAGAATAGAATTCTGGCAAGACGGACATCTTGTATACACCTATAAAAACATATTAGAAAAAAACGATATCCTTATTATTTTTAATAATGAGGGTAACGATTTCCCAGAATTTGTTAAAAAAGTTAAAGACTATTCTAACCAAATAGCCGAAAGTTTTGCCTCTAATGTATACGTGTTTTTTAAAAATTCGGAATTATGTGATTTTTCTAATGAAAGAGTTAAACCGTTAAGATTAAATGACCGAATTGAGTCGTTTAAAATTATTTACACAAAAAATTTATAATGGATAATTTAATTAAAATATACGAAAACACCCTACCAAAAGAATTCTGTGAGTTTGTTATAAATGAATTCGAAACCTCTAATAACCAAATGGAAGGTATTAGCGGAGCTGGTGTAAATAAGTTGGTCAAATCATCAACAGATTTGATGATTCATTTTAACCAGGATAACCCAACTTGGTTATACATCTACGATTATTTACGAGAAAATTTACTCGGTAATTTAGTCGATTATATCGAGCATAACAGTTTTATGACAATAACAGGTGGTTTTAGCACTAAGGCTTCCGCTGTTAGAACAGCTCAATCATGCTATATGGCTTCCAATAACGGGCAACCACATATGCAGATGCAAAGATACATCGATGACCAAGGTTATTACGCCTGGCACCATGAAAACGAGGGTGGCTCAACAATTAAAAGAGAGTTATTTTTTATTTACTACCTCAATGATGTTGATGGCGGTGAAACTGAATTTAAGTTTAACCCCCAAAAAGTAAAACCAGAAACAGGTAAGCTGATTATAGCACCAGCTTTATGGACACATAAACATCGCGGTAACCCACCCAATGATGGTCAGTACAAATATATCATAACAGGTTGGATTGAAAAAACCGATGAACATTATATTTCTGAAGAATTTGAGGACGATTATCTAATTTAAAGTGTTTTTTATTTAAAATACTGATATTTATTAGATATGGACAATATTATTAAAAGTTTTACCGTTAGAGCAAGCCTGTATTCAGATATATGGGATAACGCTTCATCGGATGACTTTAAGACAATCAAATTACATAAAGATGTTAGAGAACATCTTATATCAATAGCCAAAGATTTTATTGAAAGTTTTGGTATAGATAGTTTCGTCATTGAAGATATCCTATTTGTTGGTAGTTTGGCTAACTATAATTGGTCTGAATATTCGGATGTGGATTTACACATTGTGATTGATAAAGAAAAAGTTAATGATGACACCGAATTAGTTGATGAATTTTTTACGGCTAAAAAAGAGGTTTATAATTTAAAACACAATATAAAGGTTAAGGGATTCGATGTTGAATTATATGTCCAAGATATTAAAGAAGAGTTAGACGCTTCTGATGGTATATATAGCATACTTTACAATAAATGGAGAAAAGAACCTAGTAAAGATAAGTCACCCGTTAATAAATCGGATATTATAAAAAAGGTAAAAGAGTTTGTAAAAAAGCTCAGCGACATTAAAAAAGAGGAAGAGCCTGATGCTAAATTATTGAAGCTAAAAAAACTAAAAGAAAAAATAAGAGCTTATAGAAAAAGTGGGTTAAACGCCACTGGTGAGTATAGCACAGAAAACTTAGTTTTTAAATACCTAAGAAGATCTGGTTATATGGATGAATTAGCCGATCTTGGGGTTGACATAAAAGATGAGTTTTTATCTTTAGAAAACGAGCAGTATTGATTTTTTACTAAAACTCCGTATATTTATAAGAATAATAAGAATTTTAAAAAACAAAGATATGAAACCAGTAGGTTCAGAAAAAATACAAGACGTAGACCAAAAATTAGCCAGAATTCTTGAAATTGCTGGTGTGTCTAAAGAAACGATCAACGAAAATAAACAATTAGGTGGTCATTTATCCAATGTTTTACATGAGGCTGTTGCCGCTGACGGTACTGAATATGGTATTGTACAGGAAGAAAAACACGTTTATATTAAAGTAAAGGCCGAAAATGGCTATGAGTACTTGTCTGGTATTCAGAATATACAAGAACATTCTTATAGATCTTATGCTGAAGCTCTTAAGCATTTAAATATGATGTTCAAACAGATCAATGAATCGGTTGATTACAAAGAAAACATCGATGTTTTAAAAAAAAAAGCTTAACTGAGCGTTACATTCTTAAATTAAAAGGAGCTGGTTCTGCTAATACGGAGCCAGCTTCTTCTGTTAATACGGATGCCGATATGGGTGCACCAGCACCAACAGAAGAACCAGCTGATGTGGCAACAGATTTCTCAGCTGAGATGCCAGCGGATATGGGTGTTGATACGACAAGTGATGTCCCAGCGGAAGCGCCAGCAGAAGCACCAGAAGGTGAAGAAAATCCAGATGAACCTATTTTAAAGACGGTTCAAAAACTAACTGGTAAGTTAACACAAAAAATGAGAGACGGTGCACAAGAATTGGAATCTAAGGATTACAAATATGTTGTTAACTCTATTTTATCAGCAATTGATATGACAAAGGTTAATGAAGAAGATATGGCTGACATGCTAAGTAAACTTCAAAACAAAGACTCCGAGGACACAACAGACGCGGAACCAGCTCCAGAGGAAGCACCAGTTGATGCGGCTCCAGAGGAACCAATGCAAGAACAACCAGGTGATTACCTAAAAAGAATACAAAAATCCGTAATGGATGAATTTTTAAAAAGATAATAAAATCCCCGAAAGGGGATTTGTTTTTTTAAAACGGTTTTACTATTATTGTACAAATAAATAAAAATGATAGTAGGTATTCTAGGAAAAAAACGTTCAGGTAAAGACACCACAGGTGATTACCTTGTCGCTAATAAAAAATTTGTGAAATATAGCTTCGCTAACCCAATTAAACGGGGGGCTATGGAATTGTTTGGTTTTACCGAGGACCAAGTTTTTGGTGATGCTAAGGATGAAATCGACCCAACCTGGGGGATTACACCAAGATTGGTGCTACAAATAATGGGTACTGAGGTGTTTCAATACGATATGCCAAGATATATACCAGAATTACAAGCATTTGGCCGTGGTTTCTGGGTTAAGCGTTTTGAGCAATGGTATGAGCAAAATAAACACTTAGATGTTGTTATTTGCGATGTGAGGTTCCAACATGAAGTTGATTCCATATTAAAAATGGGTGGTTCTATATGGGCTGTACAAAGACCAAATTTAATTGGTGGTGATGAGCATGCTTCTGAGAAAGAGATGGATTTAATTACTGGTATAACAACCGAAATAATAAACGATCGTACCTTACATGACTTGTACGATAAGATAGATAATTTGGTAAATGATTTACGAAAACCCCTTAGCTGAGATATTATCGGTACATAAATTTAAGGTTGATAGGGCGACAGCTGAAATGTTATGTTACACCTTTAATAAGGAAATAAAGTGTGACAGAAAAATTAACATTGAATTATTTAGAAGATTCGCTAAATACAAACCGCTATATATTTTTAATTACGGGGGTGTTTTAAATTATGAAAATAAAGACCAACCAATATTACTACAAGGGGTTGAAATAATTGTGCCAGAAGGTGGTGAAGAAAAATTTATGGACGATAACTCAAACTTCATATTCTATGGCGGACCAAACTCTGGTCTTCAGTGGTTAGATGATGAAGATGGTTCTAAAACTGTCTACGGTACCTGTCGAGTTAACTTTTAGTTATCTTTAACCTAAGTTTACTAGTACCTTTTATTACTCTATGCCAATCATGTCTTGCTATTTTTAGCGAGACATTTTCTTTTAAAGGTATTGGGAACTCATTGTCATATTGAAAAAACCAATCGGTGTTATTCAAAACATCAACAACACGATCTTCGTTATCCCTATGCCATTTAAGTTCAATCGGATCTATATCCTCGCCAAATTCCCTAATAACACAATTATCGCATATCGCGATATCAGAATATGGTTTACCAGAATCCACCAAATTTAGATTTTAAACCAAGTAAACTAGCGTATCTAGGTAATCTGCAAGACCAGTAAGACGCTTTAGTTCTATCTTTTTTATTAGCACAATCGTGTCTAGCCGCAAAAGATTTACGAGCCTCTGGGTTGTTTATCTTAGCCGATAAACCCGTTGTATCACCAAATGAAACTTTTTTAACACCACCACCTGGTTTTCTTACATAAACATAGAATTTTTTAGAACCACCTCTTTTAGGTTTTCCGATCTCAACGTCCTTACCTTGGTACTTTGCCTCAGCTAGGATCTCTTCTTCCGTCATATCGACTGTAAATGGTAAATCTAAAGGCACCATAACACCCTCATACAAATCAAACTTACCTAAATCTGTACTCTCAAATAATTTAACACTAAGTTCTGAAAGTTTTATTGCACCAGATTCCCATAACTCTCTGGTTTCTTTAATTACCATGGCGTGTTTTGGGCTACCTGGTCTGTAAATATTCTCTAACAAAGGAACGCTGTTATTTAAATGGTACATAACATCTTCAGATATCTGGTATTTACTCATCCAAACATCCATGTTCTCTAGTAATTTTTTCTCAACGTTTATTTCTAAACATTCTTCGCAAACAACTTCTGATTCTGATAACATACCAGAGAATTCGTTGTTATCATACATCTCTTTAATGGTTTCAAAAACAAAAGATAAGTCTTTGTATTTTGGGTTTACGGCGACCTGATAACAATCACCAGATTTTTCCATCATAGGTTCACCAAAATTTTTTATATCTTTTGATATGAAAAAACTAGGGTTCTCACATTCCTCATGTATACTAAACAATTCATCAATAACCTCGATGGTTAAATTTTCGTTTCTTGACGCAATAGCATCCCCCACTTTTTTGATTTTACTGTTAAGCCAGTCAAAACCCTTGTTAATTAAACGTCTTGGTAATGACGAACCAGAAGTACTATCAACACCACTTGTCCCTGAACTATCCTCGGAAAAACTTTTTTCTCCCATGGTTTCCATAATATCTTTTTTAGTAACAATCATAACATTTCTTTTAATAATAAATATCATTAAATCTAGTAAAAATTTTGGTTTTAGTA